CATGTCGGTATGTATTTGTATCAAAGTTGCTTAATGGATTTGCTGGTTCTGACATTAATCTATTCTTCTAATTTGGTTAATAAGTATTTCATATTGTACACGTTGCTTACTTGGAAGTCTTAGTGTTGTTCCTGCTAGTAATTCTTCATTGATATCAACAATATTATTGTACATTAATATCAACCACTCTAAATCTGCACGACCATATACATCGTATGAAATTTTATCTGGGCGGATTTGGTGCTGAATTTCAACAACAAATGTTATATCATCTGATTCTTTTTTTGAAAAATCAAATTTCTCCCACCAACCTAATCTCTTTTTCAATATGTCAACCGTACCACCTTGTGTCATACGATTAGTTCTATGTAATGCTGAGTTTTTATCCTCGTATAATTTAAAATTACTCATAATTAATATCCTTGTAATGTCCCTTCTCTGAACGATGTAAGATTATATGCCACTGCGTTCACGTCTGTATGTGATTCAATTAATGTAAATGATAATGGCACCACTATTGGTATCCATTCTTTACCAGAATTAATGTAATCAAATGCATCACTTAATTCATAACTACAACTTGTCATTACTGTTGAGATATCACGAAATAATTTACCATAACCATGTAATGTCAATAATTCGGGTTTTTGTCCTATTTCAATAGATGAAGTTAACCAAGAATCAAGAAGACGAATATCTTTAATAGAATCAATTGCTTCTTGTGTTGTTCTAGCGATAAAGTCCACGGAAATACTATATTTTTTATTATTTGTTACTCTATATGTTGTTGCACTGCCCCCAATTCCCGGTAATCCAGGATCATGATATACTGCATCCCTAGATATAGTTATTTTAGGTCTAATTTTAAAAGTTACAGTACCACCTTTACCACTTAATTCTAGTTCGTTCGCCATTTTACTTATTTATTTGTTTTCGATATAGTTATTTATGATTTAAGAAATAATTTGTAATTACATTTTTTCTATGATATACTAAAAAGTTTTACATGAAAAGCTTGATTTTTCATGTAAAGTATGTTATTATCCATACTATAATAATAAATGGGCAAACCATATGACCAAAATAGTAACGAAAAAGAGTACACCAACTGAAAAAGAGTTACCGGTAGTTAAGCTTAAATCTAAAGCAGTTACACCAAAAAAGAAAACAGGTAAAAAACGTGTCAAGAAATACTTAAATAATGCAGATTTGCTTGTACAGTTAGCGTTAAGTCATAAGCAAGATAAGATGACAGAAGAATTAGCCAAAATGTTTAATGTGTTAATTGATAGATATGCTTCAAAAGGTCGTTTCGCTGTAACCGAATCATTCAAAGATGATATGAAAGCAAATGCACAGATAACTATTGTGAAATTCTGGAAAAGTTTTAAAGCTGAAAAGTATGATAAACCTAATCCATTCGCATATTTTACAACCGTTGTCAGAAATGCATTCTATCAATACCAAAACCATGAACGCAAGCATCGTGACATTAAAAATGCAATGTTAATTGAAGTAGAAAAGTCTCCTTCTTATGCATTTATGGCTAACTATGAAGAAGAACAGCGTATAGAAAAAGACAATTACGAAGGTACTAATATTGATGGTGATATAACCGAAACAGTCGTACATAGTAGTGTTGATGATGAGTAAGACCTTATATAACGCAGCTTGCTTTACTGATATACATTTTGGTCGAAAAAACAACAGTGAAATGCATAACCAAGACTGTTTGAATTTTATTGATTGGTTTATTGATAATGTTAAGAAAGATAAAACAATTGACCACATTATATTCCTCGGTGATTGGCACGAACATCGTTCGTCAATTAATGGTTTAACAATGGACTACTCATTGAAGGGTGCACAGAAATTAAATGCTTTAGGTATTCCGGTGTTTATTATTGTTGGAAATCATGATTTATACTACAGAAATAACCGTTCAATATTTACAAGTAAAATGCATGAACCGTTAGACAACTTTACCATAGTTAATTCACCAACAGTGTTTAAAGAAATTGGTGACAATGGTTCACTGATTTGTCCATACCTATTTCATGATGAATATCCTGACTTAATTAAGTATTTGGATACACCTATTTGGTTTGGTCATTTCGAATTTAAGGGGTTTGTATTAACTGGTGATACTGTTACTATGAAGCATGGACCTGATGCAAATGAATACAAAAATATTAAACGTATTTTCTGTGGTCATTTCCATAAACGTCAAAGAAAGAAGAATGTTCAGTATATTGGTAATACTTTTCCTGCTGACTTCAGTGATGCTAATGATGTAGAACGTGGTATGATGATATATGACCACAAAAAAGATACAACTAAATTCTTAGATTGGGTGGACTGCCCAAAATATATTAAGACATGTTTAACTGACGTAGAAGCTAATCCAGATAAGATTCTCCTACCTAATGCTCGCATTGAATGCTTGGTCGATAAGGTTATTACATTCGAAGAACACAATACCATCAAGCAACAGTACATTGATGATTATGGTTTACGTGAATTTAGATTAGCGGAATCAAATGAATTAGATGAGATTCTAGCTGAGTCTGAAATTGATAACATTGATGAGTTGAATACTATGAGTACTTCGAAGGTCATTAAAGAATTAATAGCAACAATAGAATCAGACAACATTGAAACACTTTTATTAACAGAAATATACGACGAACTTTAACATGGATATAACTTTTCACACACTAACATTACGTAACTTTTTATCGTATGGAAATAATGAGACATCATTTAACTTAAACTTCAAAGATCCAACATTGATTTTTGGTGAAAACTATGACTCAGTTATTGACGGTCAGGTTGATAGTAATGGTGCAGGTAAAACTACAATATTAAATGGCATAATGTATGCTCTTTACGGTAAACTATTATCTGAAATTAAAATGACTGATGTCATCAACAATATAAACAAAAAAGATATGGAAGTTTCACTGGTTTTTGAAATCAATAAGACGTTCTATAAAATTATTAGATTCAGAAAGAATAGAGCACGTGGCGGAGAAGGTGTTATTCTACTGAAAAGTGACTCACTTGATTTCAGTGAAGCACAAGATATTACCCCTGACAGTATTATTAACACAAATAAGAAGATATTGGATATTACAAACATCCCATATGAGATTTGTGCCAGAATCATTGTGTTCAGTGCAACATATAAACCGTTTCTAAGTCTACCTGTATCACATATATCACAACCAAATCAAACTGACATAATTGAAGAGTTGTTCAATCTTACAATTTTAACCAAAAAGTCTAAAACACTTAAAGGTATTATAAAAAATGACAAACTTGACTTGGATAATTTAATACTACTTAACGACCAATTAGAAAAAGAAAAAATTCGATACAATGAACAGTTGAAAACTGTGCGAATGCATCTAAGAAATTGGGATGAAGTTAAGGTTAAAGAATTGCAGTTGTTAGAACTTGAAAAGGTGAAGTTAAATAGTATAGATTTTGACAAAGAATTGAAGTTATTAAACGCTAATAATAAAATTGAAAATAAAGTTTCTAAATTAGAGGATACTAGTGATGTAATTAAGCATGATATTAAAACTCACCAACGTCAATTAAATTTAGCAGTTGAATGGGAGTCTTCTACATTAGAAAAAACACAAAAAGCCAAAGTAAAGGTTGAAGGATTTAAGCATATTGATTTCGATATGAACCGTGAACTATTTACACTGTTTGATAAAATTGATTCGAATATTAATAAAACCAATATTTGCTTAGACTCCATCAAAAGTGATATAACACAAACAGCTAAATCTATCATCAAGTTGAAGACAGAAAAAAAGGCATTGAAAAATTCAACATGTCCATACTGTAATCAACCATTTGAAGGTGCAAAGAAAAAACTTAAAGCAATTGTGACTGAACTTGCAAACTTCAAAACCGTAGATACCTGCAATGAAAGCAAAGTAAAAAGCAAAGAAACAAAAATTACAAAACTGCGCAAGCAACTTAAGTCAGTTAAAGATTCGTTGGAATTTAATAATGTTCGTCAACTCGAAAAGACATTTAGTGAATACACATTGAGTGTTCAAGTATTAGAAGATTCTGAAAATCAAGATAATCCATATACGGTTGACTTACGTATTGGTGAAATGGCTGACGTGATTACAACTCTGACAAAAAAACTAGATAAGTGTGGTAGCGATATTTCAGATTTCGAAAATACATTAATCAATAATCGTAGTGAATACATTGACAAAGAAGAGTTATTTGGAATACAAACTAAAGCAACCGTAATGGATAGTAAAATTGAATCACTTGAAGATAGTGAGAATCCACATATCGTTACTGTGGATAATTTAGCCAAGATTGAATTAGATGAATCCAAGACAGATGAAATTAACACACTTGCCAAACGTATTGAACATAGTGGATTCCTTTTAAAGTTATTAACGAAAAAAGATTCATTCATACGTAAAGCATTATTGAATAAAAGTATACCATTTCTTAACCAACGTTTAAAAATATACTTGGATAAGTTAGGTCTACCACATCGTGTTCAGTTTAATCATGATATGACAACTAGTATTACACAGTTCGGCAATGAAATAAATTATGCCAATCTTTCATCGGGTCAAAAAGCCAGAGTTAATTTAGCATTATCATTTGCATTTAGAGATGTATTGCAAGTAGGTCATAGTAAAGTTAATTTCTGTATATTGGATGAGTGTTTAGATGTTGGATTAAGTAATGTTGGTGTTTTAATGGCAGCCAAGATGCTTAAATCAATTGCAAAAGAAGAAGAACTATCAATGTTTATCATATCTCACAGAGATGAAATTACATCAATGTATGATAGGAAATTGGTGATACAACTTAAACATGGTTTTTCAAACATAAAAAAAGAGGATTAACTCCTCTTTTTTTTATTATATCCCTAAGTAGTATTCATCAGTAGTACCAACAGTTTAATATGTTATCGAGTTGTTCGGATACATGATGCATCGTAGATAAGTCTTGTTTTGATTCAGGATGAGGTTCAAATGTGTCAATCTTATGTTTTAGATCTCCTAATTTATGTAACACTCCATCTCTAGCTCGTAAGAAGACTGTAAGTTCCCCCGCAGTCATTCCTAAATTATCAGCCAATGGTGAAGTAATTTGACCTGTCACGGTCGGTGGGACATTAGATTGTCTATAATCACAATCAATACACAATAATATGACTTTACCGTTTTCTTCAACCCCTTTAAGTGGTGTATGCTTACTATCATTACCACACGTTAAAAGGTGTAACATGGTATTAGATTGCCATGCGTTAATGTTATTTAATATCTCGTTATTATTCATAATATTTACCTTATTTTATTGTTGATTACATTTTCACGTAAGCTTCTGACCACCAAGGTGGTATTTTATTGCCCATACTATAATGTAAGTATCCGAATGATTGGTCAAGAATATAAGTATATCCCCAATCTTCTTTAGAACGAACAACTCGTCCACCACCCTGAATAACTGCCATTAATGCTTGACGTTGATACCATTCACTGGATATTTTCATACGTTTTTTAATCCATTGGTCACCCAAGAATGGATATGGAATTTTCGCAAATATAGCAAATCTCCCCATATCACCAACTAAATCTAATCCTTCGGTAATACTAGGTGATATTAATATAGCAGGTTCTACTCCGGCACATTCCATGAACTCAGCAATGACATCATCTCGCGAGTATCCTGATTCTGGACTATGTTCAAATATTCTGTGTGGTATTTGACCTTGAAGTGATTGAACTAACCAATTCGCTATCTTAAAACTGCCAGTATGTATAATTCCATTTACGTCATCATGACCATCACATATTTCCACAATTCGTTGTAACATGTTTCGTCTATCTGCATTTCTTTCTTGATTCTGTGAATCCCATCCGTAATTCATCTTAGCAATAGGTGAGTATATAACTGGTCTATTGTCAATTGGGAATTCTGAAGGTAATGAAATAAATGCAGCTTCATCTGGATTGATGCCTAAATCTCTACAGAATGCATCTTTATCAAGAATAGTTGATGACATGAATAAAAATTTATCTGCCATTGGTTTAACATATTGATGAAACACATTTTTACCATACAGTTCTTTGAACTTAAATGAGTATGCGTCATTGACTAATACGTATTCATTATTAATATCCGTCTCATTCATATTAAGTAAGTCAAGTATATTCTTCTCATATTCAGACCACTTGCGATATTCCTTTAATAGGTGTTTATCATTTGCAGTTAATGGAGAATTACTCTCATAGTACTTATCACTGATATTTTCAACTTCTTGGAATTGCTTTTTAACAAATTTGGACAGTACTGGATAGAAATCTTCACGTAACCACTTAAGACCACTAATTACATTATCACATTTTTTAAATTTAACTTTAAGTTTCTTACATTTTTTCTCATTTACTGTAATTGCTTTAAATTCTGTTAAGTGGTGTTCCAATGTATGACATTCGTCAAATACCATAACATCACGTTTCTTTAAGGTATCTTCATCTAGGTATCTAAAATATAGAAGTGCTAATTTGTAATTCAATACCATATTAGGTGATTTGTTTCCTATATATAGTGCACTCTTAGCAGGACATCCCTTACATGCAGGTTTTATGTCTCCACCGATATCGCAATTAGTTCCTTTAGTTGAACATTCATAGTTGTTTTTACCATATACTGTACGTAACATAGTTGAATCAAATGAATCTTCATATTGCTTTTGTAATATTTTCTGTGTAGTTAATATGAATGCATCACCTAATGTTTTAGATATCCATGCACTATAATTAACTGCTAATGGTGATTTACCACCACCTACTGGTATTTCATATAATATATATTTCACTTCTGATGGCAATTTCTCTGTCCATTTAAGTGTTCTTATTTGTGTTTCTCTAGGTGGTTTATCTTTCGATAACGGCCAATGTTTAAGTATACCTTTTTTCTTTGACATATTAGTCCTGTTAGTTATTTGATTTCATTATACATAATTCATGATGTAATTACAACCAATAAATTATAATAAATAAAAAGCGAATGAAATTTGCTTTTTGCCAACGGCAATCCAATTGAATCAATTTATAATATGTAAACACAAAAAAATGTAGAGCGATTATAATACTACACTTCGTTCCGTATTATAATCAATTAATAGTTAGTATTAAATATAACTGAAATGACTAAAGATAACTAAAAAATTAAAGATCTACAGTCCTCCCTCCCCCATTTTTTTATCATAATATTTAATTCATACTCGATAGAGGAAATTGGTCTCAGATGCCAAACTCAGTGAATTTATCCTAATCACCAAAGGATTGATATACAACAAGGATTACATCTCTAAGTATATACGGCTTTCATTCATATATGAACTACATATATAATGAATCTTCTCAACAAGTTGGTTGTTAAGATGTTACAGCAAGTCGAAGTAAATATAACAGCGATTAATTCCGAAACCTTAATTGCTATACAAACTCCTTGCTAAGACCTTCAAGATATAAAACTATATTTCCACATATAATCATCTTTTCGACATTGACCTAAGTCTCTGTGCAGCCTTCTCAGAATTGTAAAATTGTCACCTAATCCCTTAGAATGTAATCCAATTGATAAATCAATTCTGTGCATACTATCATGCAGATGAATTAATTGTCAACCATTATTTCATTTTATTTAAAAGAATTTGATAAAACAATTTAGCATCATTAATATCGTCGATTGGAGTTGGAACGCTTTTGGCATTAAATATATCTTCATATAAATCAGTTAAAAAATCTTTCCATTTACATGTTATATTATCATTATCCATGATAGCATCATACATATCATGCTTTTTAAAACTACCACCTTTAACACCTTTAGGGTTTAAATACACCCATTTCTCTATACGTTTACCTATGTTGGTAGGTTCATATGTCATTTTTGCTGTTTCTAACTTACCCTCAGATGGAGTAATAATTGTGACTGTATCACATATTGTTAATAATTTCAATCTGATTAATGTACTTAACCCAACTAAATCAATAAGATGACCCGCAACGGATGAATAACTATAACCCTCTATTACTATATGTGTTGGTTTCGATGAGTCAATGGTATTTTGAACATCTTCGACAATCAAATCACTAATTTCGTCGAACTTTTTTAATTTATATATTTCTTGTTCTGAATATGGCTTGGGTTCGTCCATTTCAATATACCTAAAATTAACTAACGGTTCACACAGTCCAAACCACTTACTCAACTTGGTACGTGGTTTGTTCCATGCATTAACTGCTTTAACATAACTAAAAATCTCACCATTAACTATCATGGCAGTACTGGTCTTAGATGGGTCTATTGCTATTATATTCATATTTAATACACTGGGTTTGTTTTTTTACCTTCACTTTCTAATCTTGCATCGATAAATTTAGCGACACGAGAACGTTCTCCGTAAGTCATATCCATCATTTTATCGTAGCCAATTGCACCACGCATAAAATATGTTAATTGTATAACTTCATCAATCAAATTTTGAATTTGATTCCTCAACTCCGCACTTACTTTAACTAGGTGCTCTTTGTTGGACTTGAGGGTAGAGTAAAAAAACCAACAGGATTAAGTGATGCGGTTAAATCAATTGGTGATTGGCAGTCAAAACATTCAACGGTATATTCGAATTTGGTCCCCCAATCCGTTTGTCCTTCAACTTTTTCAGCTAATTCATCTTTAAATTTAATTGGCAATTTTGCACACCATTCAAATATCTGGTCTCTATCCGTAATACCATCAACAGATTCGACTAGACTAGAAATTGTCATTGTAACAAAATCACTTAGTGCTTTTTCTAAAGCATCATCAACATCATCATCGTTTTCAATTTCTTGAAATGACATATCTTGTTCAGCCCTGAATTGATACATTTTAACTAACTGTTCGAATAAAATAGGCTTGAATTGGATATCCTGTGTAGTATTAAGTGCTTCATTATGAAGAACATACGTATAATCCTTTTCTATATTTTTATCATCTAACTCTGTGGTATTGGATATAAGAATTTGATTCAAGGGAATTGTATACTCTCGCACAGGATGTTTTTCACATGACTTTTGCTCACAATTTGCTTTAATAGGCAGAGCATTACCATATGAAACCTGTCTTAAGCAACCAATCAAATAATCAACATCTTCAGATAATAACTTCAATGGTTTTTTGATATCTGGTATACAGCGTTCGAACACACGAGTAATTGCAGTACCTTGAAATATCATATCAGTAGTTTTTAATGTAATCTCGTCAATTGTCTTCATTGGAAATACTTCAACTTCACCATCAATAATTTTTTTATCTAATTCCCCATCTTTATAAAATATACCACGTGACGGCAACCTAAACATTTGCCCCGGAAGTTGAATCTTGCGCAATAGTGGATTTTCTTTTATGATTACAACTGTTGGTTCTTCATCTAGTAAATCTTTAATGTCATCTTGTTCATCATACTCAACATACTTGCCACTATGTGTATGTGGTTGTACTTTATTTTTTTTCTTCTTTTTGTTTTTTGCCACGACAATACTCCTGTGTTTTTATACTTCTATTTATGATTTAAAAAATAAGTTGAAATTGTCATTTTTCATTCATTGTTAATTGACATAAATAACTATATAACATAAAACAGCGAATATATCATGGCACTGGAAAACGAACTACTTAGCACCTTATCTAAATTAAATAGAGTTATGGACAAAATGAATAACTCCATGGCATCTTCTGTGGGTCAAAATCGTGAAGGAAAGTACACATCTAATAAAACTGATGGGACTGTTGATACTAAACAAGCATCTAAAAGTATGGATGACTTAGCAAAAGCTGCGGATAATGCAAGGAAACGTTTAAAAGATGGTATCGATGATATAGCCGATGATGTTGGGCAGGGTTTTTCCAACATATTAAAAAGAGCAGGAAGTTCAATAGCATCATCAATGAATATGACCAAATTCAGCACTAAAGTTGAAAAAAGTGTTAACTCATTAACTGATAGCATAAATTATAGCTCTAATAAATTCAGAAATGGTATACATAAGTTCATCAAGGATGCATTAAATGGAGACAACCTTGATAATCTTGGTGTTATTCAAGCAGGTGATAAAGTCCGAGATAAATTTGTAGAATTATCAAGTATTGTCAGTAAGATGACCGAATCTATGCACCTCAGTGCCGATGAAAATAAAAGATTTACAACTATACTAGAAGATTTACAAGACCAAGGACTAAATTTAGCTGATGTATTTAATGATGCAGGTTCAGATTTGAAAGATTTCCGCGTAATGATGAAGAAAGGTGGTGATGTAAATTTAACTGACGAACTAATTGAAAAAATGAATCTGGACAAAGTTAGTGGCATCATTAATAGCAGTGGTGGAGAATTATCTGAAAGTATATTAAAAATAAAAAAATCAATAGATAGAGACTTGAATGATAGCATGGTGAAACTAAACAAAGCATTAGATAGTTTAGGTCCAAGATTGCAAGCTGCTGTGGTTGCAGGTATATTATTTGGTATTAAAGACCAAACCAATTCATTGTTTGCAGTTGTAAAAGAAGGTTTCCGTGATGCGGATATGTTTGATTTAGCCATTGATTCAGTGACAAGTGGTCAATCACAGACAGAATTTGTAAACAGTATAAAAGAAATGCGTCAAGAATTAAGATTGCTGATGGGTAGTGCTGATGCAATGAGTGTTGCAGGTTCTGATACATTTAGAGCATTAGAAACTCAGATTAGAGAACGATTTACATTAGTTGGTGTAGAAAATACTAAATTTATGGGAGAAGGATTTAAACTCTTTATGGATTTAGGTGTTAAACCATCTATAAAAGGTATGACCTCATATATGAATGTACTACAGAGTACAGGGAAAATGGGTAATGAGAATTTCGAAGAAATGCAACAAGCATTTAGATCACTATCAAAGGATAAATCATTTAAGAGTTATTTCTTAGCAGTGAACAAAGGTAAAGATAACATAACCACACTTGCCGAATCATTCGTCAATTTAAAGGAGAAAACAAATATAACTGCTGACGGATTTGTTGCATTCTATAAAGAATTAGCAAAACAGCAACAAGGTAAAGCTGTAGATAGACGAGTGCAAGCAAGTTTTGCGGGTCGCTTGGCAGGTGATCTAGGTTTCGATGATAAACAGGCAAATCTGATTAAGAGGTTTACGGCAAGTCCTGCATCATTAGGTAAAGATGAACGTACTCAAGCAGAATCATTAATTAAGCAACAACAAATACGATTAGAGAAAAAATTCCAAGAATTTCAAAGAACTGGAAATATTGCAGGTGAAACCCGTTTAGAAATACTATCTAGCAATGCAGGTGTTGCAGGTCAACGAGATGTAGACTTAGTGGCTTCTGAGCGTTCAGGGGCAACTGGGTTATTTTCGAAACAAGCTAATATGCTTGTTGAAAAATCATTAACCGAGACAGGTAAGTTAACAAAAGTTTTAGCAGAAATAAATAATTATTGGAAAGGTTTTGCTAAGTCTCCAGTTGGTAAAGGCTTAATAATGATAGGTGGAGCATTTGCATCTATCTTGCCAGAAGTTTTGGGTGGAGCGGCTGCTGTTAAAATGAGTGGAGCACTTATGAGTGGAAAAGGGGAAAAGGGGAAACTTGATAAAAACGACAAACCACTAAAACGTGGAGTTGGCATGGGTAGAAATATGGTTGGAATAGGAGCAGTTCTTGCACTAGCCCCTGCATACAGTCAAGCATTTTTAGCCGCATTTGAAGCAGATTCAGGTAAAACTGTCCAAGCATTTGGTGATGCATTACGAGAGTCAATGAAAGGTGGAATATTTGAACTTGCAGGTAAGACAATAGGAGAAACTGCTGCTAAAATAATGGAAGCTCCACTACTATCACCTGTTCATCAAAAAGGGTTAGATATGATGACCTCATGGTTTAGTAGTGCAACTGAAATGTCTGCCGAAGAAAAACATCGATTACAGAAACCAAGAATAGACCCATTTAGTTTTAATGATAATAGTGTTGCTGAAATGGAAGCATGGATTGTAAAAAGTCCTGCAAACATAGAAAAAAGATTAAAAGAGAATGAAATAGCAGCCGCAGGTAGACTAGAATTAGCACAAGCATTGACTGTATTGAGTGCTAAGATGGATGAATTAGTTCAAAATGGTAAAGAAGGTAACAAACAAATTGGTCAAATACATGAAGAAAATAAATTAATAACTAAATCAGATGCAACAAAAACACTAGCAAATGATGGAATACTAAACGTATATAATAAGAACAGCACATAATGAGAATAACAGAACAACAATTAGAAGAATTCATGAACGTCAATTCATCTGACGGAACACGTGATGATATAACACATTTAACTACAAACATCAGTATAGGATTGGTAGTGAATGCGGATGACCCACTCGAAAGTGGTCGTTTGATGGTATTTTGTCCAGAATTCAACGATAATCCTAAAAAAATTCACCATCTTCCGTGGGCATTATATGGTTCACCATTTGGTGGCAGTGTAAATAACTCAGGATACGCACGTGGACATCAGAAAGGTAAAGAATCAACAACTGGTGCAGTGCATTATGGATTTTGGGGAATCCCAGAACAGGGTGCACATGTATTAATCGCATGTATTAATGATGACCCTCGTCGTCGTGTATGGTTAGGATGTATTCCAGAACACCAAGAAACACATACAATTGGAACAGGTAGATATGATTGGTCAGGTGGTTTTCCTGATGGTCCGTTGTCTTCTACAAAAGACCCAATTGAACCTGCATATTCTAATGCAACCGAAGCATTCCAAGATAAAAAGGATACTCCCGAATGGAAGACTCGTTCGGCTAATTATCAAATTACCGGAGTCCGTGAGGATATTGGTGAGATTCCAAACCCATCACGAGGTTCATATTTAGATAACCAATACCCACAAATAAGTGAAGCTGAATCAGATGATTGGGTTAAACCTATTCTAGGTGCGCATGGGTATGATTGGAGTGGTCATAAAAACCTTGGAGCATTCAAAAGTTCAAGAGTGTACTCATGGTCGTCACCGGGGTTTCATTCAATGATGATGGATGACCGAGCATTTAATTCAAGAATACAGTTTAAAACAACAGCAGGTCATCAAATTATTTTGGATGACACGAATGAGCGAATATACATTTCAACATATGAGGGAAAATCATACATTGAAATGGATAAGTCAGGGAATATTGACATATATGCAGATAGGAGATTATCAATTCATGCAAAAAAGGATATCAACATTGAGTCGGACGAAACGGTTAGAATTAAGGGCAAGAAGGGAATTCATATGTATTCGGGCGATACTAGAGGACAAAAATCTCTTGATGTTGTACCAGAAGACGGACAGATAAGAATGCATGCAGTTAATGATATACACGTCATGACTGAAAAATCGCTACGCACACTTTCAGTTGAAGATACATTTTTCGAGGTTGGTCGTGACATGTGTACATCAGTGGGTGGAGTATATTCATTACAGGTTGAAGGAGATTTGAATACTATAGTTAATAAGGGAGATTTAAGCACGTCAATTAATGGTAGCTTACTTATAAACGCTACTGCAAATATATCACAGTTCGCGGGTCATTCAGCTAAACACCGAGCAATTAATAATACAGAAATATTCTCATTCCGTGGAAAAATGGACTTGGCGGCTCAAATGGATGTTAATATTAAATCGAAAGGTGAAAATGTTGCTATAGAATCAGTTAAAGAGTCAGTTACTTTATCGGGGGATGGCGAAAATTCTATGTTCACTGTTGCAACAAATATAGATTCAGTCAGTAATAACAATGTAACTGCATCAGCACAGAATCAAATCGCACAGACCGCGAGTACTGAGGTATCTGTTGAAAAGGCAAAAAATGACCCTCCGGGATGTTTTGAATTTCCCGGAGTCACAGTAAAACTAACCAATGATGGTTTAGAGGAACATGAAGGAGATTTAGATGTTACATTTAAACTTCCAGATGGCGTTGAAAGAACCGTCAATGATATGAATGAGTTCATGGAAGATATGGAAGAAGATTGGAACAATCATATGCAGCTTTTCCATGAACATGTGAATAGTATAAATGCGTCTCTAACGAAAATGTTAACACTTGAATTTCTTGAAGTACCACTACCACCATGGCTTGGTGCATTGCCTATAAGTTTTTCACTTGAGCTACCTGCGATAGAATTACCAACTTTAAATTTACCGAATCTATGTTTCGACTTAACCAATATACTTACAATAGAAGGTCTAGAATTGTTGCCTGATTCACTGTTTGAATTAAATGTAGATTTAGGTGGTTGGACTAAGGACAACATAATGGGTTGGGTTAATGGTCTAAAGGGTGAAGTAAGTAAACTTAAAAATAGTTTTGATAGTGCATTAACACAGGTCGGTGGAATACAGGGTCAAATCGATAATGTATTAAGTCAATTTACAAATGCGGTAGAAAACATTAATTTACTTAGTATCAATTTTACAAACCCAACAGGGACAGACAGTGATGTTCTTTACGCTAACTACAATATCAATATAGGTGATGCTATTAATGCACTGAATACATATAATAGTACAGTAACCGGTGAGGGATTGCCTAGTGTAATATCTATGATGAGTGAACTTGCATCACATGTTGATTCAAATAATACAATATTATCTAATATTGTCAGTGGTGGATTAGATAGCTCAGATTTAATTGCGTTAGCTGATTCTGCCATGACACTTGAAGGGTATGTGACAGACCTTGGAGGTGGAATATAATGGCAAATAAATGGTCAGTAAATGAAGAAATAGTTGTAGATTTTGAGGTATACGCAGAATCTCATATGGATGCACAACCAATCTATGCAAATAAGAGTTGTTTATCCTTAACTGAGATTGCAGTTTGGCCCAATAGAGTTCCAGATCATGAACCGTGGGCAAGAGTATTGAAGCAAGATGAACTCGAACCAGTTAATAAAGAGAATGATAATTACTTAAATAATGTTGATGCTAAAGATCAGTATGATAACGAAACATCACCAGAAGGTAGAGAACCTATTGGAAAAGTTGAAGGTGATGAAACTATTGACCGTAATATGTTCTGGAGAAGATAATGACAACTAAAAATTTATACAAAGGATTTTCAACACAGGAATATAATATTTCTAAGACATTTATATTACGTGATGTAGAATTAGTTAAACGCGATATACTTAATCATATATTCACCCGAAAGGGTGAAAGATTGAGAATGCCAGACTTTGGGACAATAATACCTGATGTAATATTTGAACCATTGGATGATATAACAATGTCGGCAATTCGTCGTGATTTAATTAACGTAATACGTTATGACCCAAGAGTCGAGGAACGTTCAATACAATTAATACCATTTTACAATGAAAGTTCGCTATTAATAATTATAGATTTGGATTATATAGAAATCGGAATGAATGGTATTTTAGAAATAAATTTGGATTTTGAACAGTAATAGTTGACATGTATGACATAATCATACATACTAAATTATGGAAAATATTAAAATAGTTGAAGGGTATAGAAAAATTTATCGTCCAGAGTTTAAATACTCTCAAGATGATGGGTGGATAAGTGAGCATAGATATTTTATGATAGTTAACATTAAACGCAACTTAACTGATGGTGAAATAGTACACCATTTAGATGGTAATCGTTTAAATAATAGAATGTCAAACTTGTTACTTATGTCACAAAAAGAACATATCAAGTTACATACATGGATTAATGATGGGTGTCAATATTTTTCTGAAATACCAACAAATATGCCGAAATTATGTTATTCTCCAGTATTCTGTAAAACTTGTGGATTAACACTACAAAACGCCCAAAAGCAATATTGTTCACATAAATGCAAACATAATTCTTCATATTATAACAATATCCCAACTAAAAAAGCAATATATCATGACATAAAAACTATGAAATATATAGACATATCTAATAAATACGCCATACCGTATAAAACGATATATAACTTAGTGCGAAAATATAAAATACGCTGGTATTATAATGCAGTACACAAACACGTAACGAAATTGTACAAAAATGATATACTTAATTTTTTAGAATTGGGATTAACATATGGTAATATCGCGGCTAAATATGGTGTTACAAACTCATATATTAGTAAGTATGTAGATAAACATAATCTATATATTAATGGAAAGTATACAATGAAAAATAGGCAACGACCATCAAAACAAGAACTCCAAGAACTCCTAAATGAAAATTCATATACTGATATTGGTGAAATGTACAATGTGACAAGGATAGCAGTAATAAAATGGACAAACAAATTTGATATCATTAAAAATAATCATGGCATCGATGATAATACTATAACATATTTAAATATGCATAAGGAGTTTAATATATCTCATGTTGAGTTTGCCAAATGGTTCGGAGTAAGTAAGCAATATATGGCGAAATGGTTAAAAAATGACGGAACATGTATACATAGAAAAAAAATTGACAATAGGTTGTCAAGTCTTTCACATTTAATGGATAAAATGGAGCCAGAACATTATCAATGTATATTTAAAATAGCATTTAGTCCGATATATGGTAATCCTGACTTCGGTAGTGATATAATTAACGGTGAATGTGGCGATATTCTAATTGCATGGTATTATGAATTATTTGACAAATTCGAATCTTATAGGAGAATTACTAATAAACACAATAAAGAATAAGCTGATTGGATTTAATTTTATTAAAGAGAATGGTCAAATTAATGCAAATGCATGTAAAATGTTTAAAAAGCATCCCAAGCTATTGTGTGAAATTAACCACGCTACTGCATTTATTGACGAAGAACGTAAACATTCATTCATAGAAAAATTACATGCTATCAAGAACAATACATCCGAAATCCCAAAATGTGGTGCATGTGATGAAGATACATCTTTCAATAAACCATTAAAAGTATATAACCAGTATTGTTCAAAATCATGCGCATATAAATCAAAAAAACGTATGGGTAATATCAGAAAAACCATGATTGAACGATATGGTGTAGCACATGCATTACAGGACAAAAAAATAAATAATAAAAAAAATAATACAATGAATGAACGTTATGGGGTATCACATGCTATGCATGATGAAAAACTGGTTTCTAAGTTTAAACAATCTATATCTAACCACACAGAAGAAGAAACTCATGAAATTGTCAATCAACGGCAAGATACGATGGAAGCTAAATACGGGTTTAAGCATGCACTACAGTGCAATAAGTTTAAACAACAGAGTATAAATACCAGTATTGAGCGTTACGGCAGAGCACATTTCGAACAAATGCACATAAGTGACAGTAACTACGAAAAACTAAATAATAAAAAATGGTTATATGATAGTCATGTGACGAATGACATACCATTATCACATTTATCGGAATTATTGTGTGTGGATTATAAGATTATAAAACGAAGATTAGAAGAATTCAACATACCTATAACACTACATAACGGTAGTTCATACGCAGAAACGGAAATTTATAAATTATTAATAGACAATTGCGACTATCACATATGTCAAAATGACCGTAAGCAGATTAAACCACTTGAATTAGATTTTTATATTCCAGAATTAAAGTTAGCGATAGAGTATTGTGGGATATATTGGCATTCCAGTGTATATAAGGATAAAGATTATCATTATAATAAATATATACAATGCAAAGAGAAAGGTATACGATTAATTACAATATTTGAAGATGAATGGAAGCATAATAGAAATATAATAGAAAAATTTATAATTAATCTAGTATCAAAAACTCCATCAATATACGGACGCAAGACTGATGTTAAGTTATGTAATCTACAAGAAGCAAGAGATTTTTTAAATATGCACCACATACAGGGATATGGTTCTGGGAAAATCAAAATTGGAGTTTATCATAATACTAAATTAGTTGGGGTATGTATATTTAAAAAACAATCTAAGACAGGACTAAATTTAGTACGCTTTGCGACTAATATACGGATAGTTGGAATTATGGGTAAAATAATTAAATTTATAGAAAGAAATTATGATTTTAAGTATATTATAACATATGCAGATAATAGAATATCAACTGGGCAACTATATATAAATAATAATTTCAAAAAAGTACATGACGTACCTTATGATTATTACTATGTATTTAATGATAAACGGGTTCATAAATTCAATCTGAGACATAAACAGTTAAAAAATAAACTAGCTAAATATGATAGTATGAAAACAGAAGAAAAAAATACTATTGACAATGGCATAAATAGAATATATGATTGTGGTAAAATAAAATATAAATTATGTCTAGATTAATTAACAGAGCAGAAAATTGGGAACGTGCATATGAAGCGTTCCAACAGATAAACTTCACCGCATGGGACTTTGTGACCATCAAGCAGTCTATGTTAGATTATTTGAAAATATATTTCCCCGAAGATTTCAATGACTTCATTGAGAGTTCCGAACTAGTTGCATTATTAGAATTATTCGCGTATTTAGGTGAAATAACCGCATATCGTTTAGATTTAAATGCGCATGAGAACTTCATATCAACAGCAGAACGTAAAGAATCTGTACTACGATTAGCTAAACTATTATCATATAATGCAAATAGAAATATTGCATCTAGAGGTATTGTTAAATTAACTACAATCTCTACAACTGAACGTGTGATTGATTCACGTGGTAATGATTTAGCAAATAAAAACATTCTCTGGAATGATAGAAACAATAGTAACTGGAAAGAACAGTTCATATTAGTAATCAATCGAGTATTTGAGCAAGAATTTGGTTCAGTATTACCATCTGACCGAGTTCAGGTGCAGGATGTATTATTTGAATCATATTCATTTAAAAATTCACCATTGGTAAATAATGTTATGCCATATAATGTGAACGTGACAGGTTTACAATATCCAATGGAATTGGTTAGTAGTGAATTGAATGAATTTGGACCAATCGAAAGACGACCAGAAAAAGATCTTAATTTTTCAATTCTATATTTAAATGATGGTCTTGGAGATTCATCATCCAATACTGGATTTTTCATCTTTACCAAACAGGGTGAAATAAAAAAAGTTGTTACGGATTTTGATGGAGTAACGCCAAATCAAACACATGAAATCAATATTGATAATATTAATGAAACAGATATATGGTTAAACAATGTAAACCCAGATACTGATGAAATTTTAACTGTGGAAGATGATTTCTTATCCGACATGAGAATGGGTGAATGGGAAAGAGTTGATGTTGCAAGTGCACAGAATGTAGTATTCAATACAAATCCAAACCGAAATAAATATGAAATAGAAACATTGAATGACGACCAAATACGTATAATTTTTGGTGATGGTAAATTCGCAGCAATTCCATCGGGTCGTTTTGATATATGGTATAGAACATCCGCAAATTCAGATATAACGATACCAACGAACACAATACAAAATATTAACTCAGCATTCCAATACAGAGATAATTTAAATATTGAACAAAATTTATCGTTTACATTTTCATTACTGGATCCAATACAAAATGCCGCAGAGACAGAAGGTATTGAACGCATTAAACGCATTGCGCCATCTGTATACTATACACAAGATAGAATGGTAAATGGGCGTGACTATAATGAATTCATGCTACAAGATAACTCAATACTTAAATTACGTGCAGTAAATAGGACATTCGCAGGTGACTCTAAATACATTGGTCAATTGTTTGACCCTAGAGAACATTATGATAATGTTAAGATATTTGGCGATGATGGGGTAATATATTACAATAGTGACATCATATCAGATAATGTTGATTCTGATGTGTTGCCTAACAAAGATGGTGGTGCAAACGTACCATTAATTACAACATTAATTAACTCACATATACAACAATTACTTGAAACGCCAGTATTTTTTACACAGTTTTTATTGAGTGGTGTTCCTGTTGCAGAAATAAGAACAACATTTAACCCAACAGAAATATTGAATTTAGAACAAATTTTACTGTATGCAATATATAACACACCAAAGACCGTATACTTAGAATACGTTGTAAATAGTGACACATGGATATCACATAATAGTGAACCTACGAGCTACTGGATTTCAATTGAAGCTAAGACTGATGATAGTTGGGTGATTCGTTATGCGTCAAATAGATTAGTATTTCACAGTGGTGAAACTAAATTCTATGTAACTAACGACGGTGATAGTGTAATAACTGATGATACATTAAATACAAATTTAGATACATTAGTTGTATTGGCGGCTAACACACAGCCAAAACAAATAGGATTTGCAAGACAGAACAGTTCATTAAGTCAGAATTACTTTTTCGATGTTTTAGGTCAAGTCACAATAACAGAAGGTGTTGATAAGGGACTAGATAGTATTTCAGACATTTACATTATTCCAGATGATGAAAACAGTGATGGTATTCCAGACAATGTTTCATTATCTGATTTAGTAGGTACAGATGATTTTGTATACTTCAATCGTGATGACTTAGATTCACCATGGGTATACGTACCAGAAACAGAATTAGTTGTGGAAGCATGGGAAGCGGATCAAATTTCAGGGGCAGGTTTATATAAGCGTGAAGTAGGGAGAACCGATATGAATTTCTTATGGCAACACCGCACACCACGTTTTAACTTAATTGACCCATCTGCAACTAATATCATTGATGGATATTTAATTACACGTGGGTATTACACTAATTTAAAATTATGGTTAAATGATAGAATAGTAGAAGAACCAACATCACCAACACCATTTAACTTACGTTCGGATTTTGGCTACTTATTAGATAACAAGATGATATCAGATACTGTAATATTACATTCGGGTAAAATCAAAATAATTATAGGCAAAAAAGCGAGCAGTGAATTACGAGCAACAATTAAAATAATTCGTTCTGAAAATAATTCACTAACCGACAATCAAGTTAAATCAAATATTGTAGATTTAGTTAATGAATTCTTTGATATAAATTCTTGGGAATTTGGTGAAACGTTTTATTTCACAGAATTATCCGCGTTTATACATGCGAGACTTGCAGCCCACTTGGATTCTGTAGTCCTTGTACCTGTATCGGACAACCATGTATTTGGTGATTTATACCAAGTATTTGCTAAAGAAGATGAAATAATCCAACCAAATATTGTGGTTTCAGATATTCAAATAGTACAATCACTAGACCCTAGAGTTATAAAGCAATTATTATAACATAAAAATCACGTTTTTTCCCATCTGCATCCGTTATAAATATTATACATGGATGCAGTTATTTAGGATACCATGATATTTATTATCCTAAATAGTATTAAATGACAAATCTCTATACGAGGGAAACAGTGAAAAATATTAAAACAACAAGAAACTTATCCGATTACGTTAAACCTAGAACGGACTTAAATGAATTATTGCCTGATGTTAATAGAACAAAATTAACGGAAGCATTAAATCACAATATATTTAATCGTTCTTTCAGTAAATCCGAATTTGATAGAATTGTTGGGGTGATTGGACAGGAAGACCAAGAACAGCAAGAATTTCAAATACAAGAACCAAATACACATAGACAAAATAACCAACTACAGCCAGTTGTAACGTCTAGAGTGGGCAATGTTGATTGGTTCATGTCGTTTGAAGATTTCATGCAACGCATAGAACGATTAGGTGTAGATGTTGATAAATTCAATGAATGGGGTGACTCTATGCAATTCAACTGGGTTCCACCGATCGATATAGATAAATTGATAAACTTTAAGGATTACTATTGGGATACATCTGACTTTGCAGACGTGCCACAATATATTACAATAAAAAATCAATGTAATTGGGTAAATGCTCGATTTTCCGAAAGTAAACGAACATTAACAAACTTTTTACCTAATATAGCAATTGAATCAGCATCTGGATTTATAGGATTAACAACTGATAAAATATCAGTTGCGGGTAATGTTGTAAGTAATTATAATGTTGGTGATAGTTTAGTTTTACTAAATTCAGATAGAGAAACTGACTTAGTTGTAATTGATTCTATCACATTTAACGGTTCTACATTAAATACTGATATAATAACGGTTGATGCATTTTCTACAACAAAAAAGTACACATCATTTGTCAATACGTCAATAGTCATAACTTCTAATGAATTACCAAATAATTCATTAGAAGTTTCAGGCGATGTTACGAATATTTTTTTTAATTCATATGTTTGTTCATTAACCGATGCAATTGGGGCAAATCCATCTATTATATTAGAAGTAGAAAGCTCTACTTATAGTGTGGACACAGATAAAACCACAATTGTATTTGCAACAACAATGCCAGTTTCAATTACATGGAATAGATTATCAACATTGAATAGTATTTCAAGTGTACAATCTGAAAATGATAAAATATGCAAAATATCAAGCTACAAAGAACCGATAACAGTATGGAATGATTCATTTCTTGGTGATATGGTTTGGTATGATAAGTTATCAGTATACAATCCAATAGCCGATGATGGTATAACGTCATTAGGTTCTAAGGTATTTACTGATAATACAATTGATTTTACAACATTAGATTTAATAGTTGGTGATTATATTGATGTATTGAGTGGTCCAAATGTCGGAAGTTATCCAATTTCTATTATAGGTGCAAATGCATTAACATTGGATATGGAAAACTCATTCTTTTCGGATGCAAATGTGGAATATGTTTTATATAAGGATATTAGTATTGATGATATTAAATTAGATACTCCACCATTATCACCATCCGTTAATGATATTTATTGGGATTCAGTGAGTGATAGTTTACTGCGGTGGAATGGTGCAACTTATGATGTATTAATAATTAATGTTAGCATAATATTAGCTATTACGAACCAAAGACACACGTTACCTATATCTAATGAATCTAATTTTTGGATAGACCAAAATAAGTGGATTCACCGTAACCAGTTAATTACATTTACGGGTAAAGTACAGGCACAACTACCTATAATTGAATATATTGATTCTATTGAATTATCTTCAACATCAGTAAGTGTAAAAGAATGGGAGTATCGCGTTGATGATAACAATGATTATTTTTCAGTTGATGAATATCCCAGATTGACTGAAATTGTTAAGATTGAAAATTTAACCAATGATATACAGTTTCCCGATGTAAACACAATAGTATTGGATGAAAAATTTGGCAACTTGACGAATGACTTAAATGTTGGCGATAAAATAGCATTGAGTGGTTTTTCACTTAATGATGGTCAATATACTGTAGCAAGCACCACATTTTTCCAACGTTCTTCACAAGCTCGACACCAAACTACAATAGTAATAGTTGAGCCATTGGCAAGTATATTAGATATACCATTAGAAGCCACAATCCAGCCAGTATTGACATCATTTGGTGATGCATTTATTGGTACAGACGCAGGACACTGGTGCTTTGCAGGTGTTAAGGAAGTAATTCCGTCTAGTATTTTACCAACCCCTAATCCGATGATGATTGAAGAAATTAACACAGTTGCATTAACAGATTTAGAATATAAAATAGGATTAATGTGGCAGGAATACTCATACACGAGTGATAGTAATGTTGGTTCAACACTAATTTTAGATAGTACATTACATGATGTGTGTTTGTATGAAGATTACCAAGAAGGTGAAATTAGAGTATACATCAATGGTGTTCGTCAATATGGTACATTTAGTGAAATAGAATCAATCAATAATGATGGATTTGTTGGTAGTATCAAGTTTGATATTAATGTAGTCCTCAATGCTGACGATGTTGTTAGAATTGAATTGGGTGAATATGATATTGATGAAATTGGAAAACGCTCAGTTGCTACTAAAGGATTTAAAACATCTGACAAAGTAACTAAGAATATACCAAATGAAGTATATAATTTCACAGATGTTCACATAGTTGAACAAGTTAAAACAGAAAAACAACAATACCCATACTTTAGATTGTTTGATATTGACACAACACCAAAACCATTTGCAAATAGTATTTTCAAATTTCAAGAGTCTGGTGATGCTGATATCAACGTATATATATTGAAAAGAATAGTGACAAATGAAATAACTCGTGACTTTACTTTTGAAAATTTACTATTTGATGACGATACTAAAGAATTATATGTTTATCGCGATAATAGTTTAGTTGACGATGAATTTCAAACAATATGGAAGCATGGTTTAAATTATGAAAAATATACACCAATAGTAGAAGATGATTTCTGGGAATTACCTAACCAACTTTATTATAATGTTGACCACGGTAATGAAAAAGAAATCAAACTTACTGAAATGTTTAGACATTTCCAATCAATAATACAACAACAAACCGCTGTTGGGATATTTTCTGATATATCAAACATATTTTACTTAGATGATAGTGTAAACTATGGTTTAGGTGGGACAATTAAGGAACATAATAATAGTTTCGATAGTTTATTGTCTGCAATATTTGTAAATAACGTTACTCCATTATCGTTGATTGATTTTGCATATGAACAATATATAAATCAACAACAAACAATTAAAGAATTGGTCAGAAATAGACCAGAGACATTATTCATAGATACAGTATCTACTAATGTTGATGGATTTATAATTAATTTAGCCGATAATACTAAAGATATATTTGAACTAAATGATAAATTTGATCAATGGTTTGGCGATTCAACATCATATGATGCACCAACTACAACTGGTATCAAAAACTGGATAGCATCAACGGCTATTTTGGGATTCACTGTGCCAGTAACACCAACATTAATTGTAGATGAGGAATTAAACATTAATCAATTAATTCACCACGATGGGCATATTAAAAATATACGATTTGAACAAGTCGAAAAAGAGGTTATTTTAAATCAATTATTGACAGCGAATAGAATCGAAGAACAAACTATAACTAGTGATGGTGATGCATTTCCAACTACAATAAATGGAACAATTCCAATAAATGGAGACTTTGTTGTTAGAAATAATACAACAGCTAAAACACGAACATTATATCGTTATAACACACTAAGTGTTTGGGAGCATGTGGATTTAGACTCAGTATTATCGAATGTGTTATTAACTATTGAAAATGCATTATATGATGTAGCAATATCCAATGCAAAAACAACAACATTTGATTTTGGTGTAATTGAGACAGAAACAACATACAATGATTTATTAGAAGAACAATTCTTCAATTACACAAAAGAAAACAATATATTACAACCACTTGCGTCTGAAAATACATTTAAGTCAAATGATCCATTTACGTGGAATTATTCATACAGTGATATACTAGTACATCCACTAACAGGACTTGTCTCGGTAAATGATATCGGTTCATGGCAGGGACTGTATGAGAGTGTTTACAGCACAGCATATCCACACAGAGAACCATGGAAACTACAAGGTTATGATAATAAACCATTATGGTGGGATACGTCGTACAGTGATGTAACAAATGTACGTAAGTGGATTGCACTAATGTGGTCTAATATTTTGGCAGGTATTGTGCCAGCAGGAGAACTATTGCCTGATGAAACGGTAAGTACAGGTGCAGGTGCAGAGATTTCGGACATTTTCACATATATTCCAGTTAATATAGATGCAGTTAATACAACTGATGGAATATTACCTGATGGATTGATTCCTCCTTTCTGGAATGCGTCAAACAGTGGAAATATAAAAGTTAAACCGTTATTCGATGCAGATGTACAAGATTTCATCATAACACCTAATGCTAATTTCTCTTTCGGTGATGTAGGATACAGTGAGTGGGAATGGGCTAATTCCGGATGTAAAAATTATGATAAATTGGTAATAGCATTTAAATTGCAACCATTGAAGTTTTTACATGCATTAATGGGTTATGATTTAACACAAGTATCGTGTTTAAATATCGACCGTACAACTAAGACTGTACCATCACATACCAATATAAAATTCCATGGTGATATGGAAAATGATGTAATGTATTTAATTCATGGATTAAATCAATGGTACGTACATTTCAACAGATATAATGGATTTGATGCAATTTCGTCAGAATTTAGAACAATGTGGAAAGAATGGACATCTCCATTAAGCTACTTGTTTGGTGCATTTATTGATACCAATAATTTCCTAATCAACAATAACAGTTTTGATGTTGTTAATCAGGATTACGATACAATATTTAAAAAGACAAACGGTATACGAGATATATCAATAGATGCTTTAATAAGTACAGTAATGTCTGTGCCTACCAAATATTCACCATTGCGTGATAATGGTATAGGTTGGACAGTTTCAATGGATACAGCGAAGGATAAGTGTACACCATTAAGTTATTACAGACCAGAAAACTACCAGTTTATACTTAAGGATGGAAGCACTGATACATTCTTAGTATCTTCATATGATATTGCGGGTGCATCATTTATTGATGAAAATGGATATCAGGTTATAAACTATGGTCAAAGTTTAACTTTGCCAACCGCTACTTCATTATTAAATACTGCATTTGTATATACTGCAACAGTATTAGTTGACGGAGCAACAGTAGTAAACTTAACTGTAACAGGTTCGGAAGCACAAACAATTACAGAATTACTTGATGTAATCAATACACAATTGGGTAGTAATGCGCAAGTGTCGGTTAATCAGGGTAATTTAAGTATTAGAAGTACTAGTACAGGAATATCATCTGCTATATTGATTACAGATATTGATTTATTTTCAACAGTATCAGGGTCGTTTATTGTTGTGAATTCACCACAAACTTCAAGTATTGAGTTCGGTAAGGTATTCAACATCAATGGCAATGTAACAAGTGCATTTAAAAAGAATGATGATTTAATTATCACCAATTCTGCAAACTTTGATGGTTCACATACAATTAAATCAGTAAATTATAATATTGATTTAATGCAGACAATTATTGAAGTAGTAGATACTGTTGTAATGATTTCAAATGTTATTGATGGTGATGTAGAGTCAAGTAATGCAATAACACTACCAGATACATGGGAAACAGGTACGGAAGTATATTTAAATACTACCATCACAATGAATGATGGATTAGATGTTGACTTGCCATATTACGTAATTAAGGTAAGTGATAGAGAGTTTAAATTGGCAGAAACTCCTACGGGAGCTAGAGACGATACACAAATCAATTTGGTTGGAGTATTAGGTGCGGGTTACCAATACGTTGGTAGACTAGAATATACATTTAATATACTTGACCAAAAACAAACAGATATAGTGTGGGGACGTTATTTCTCAGACACTCGTGAGATTATTACTGATAATACACCTATTGTTTTATCTGGTGTTCAAAATATAATCGATTTTATTGTTGGTTATGAAAATTACCATGATATGTTAGGATTTTCATCTATGAATCCAGATAGTGGTAATGTTGATACTGAAACAGGTAGAAAAAACGATTGGCAGTTTGAAACAGAAAAATTTGTAAGTGATTTATATTTACTTAGAAGTATTCGTCAAGAAACACAATTAGAATACGGAATAACATTTGATAGCCAAAACAACTCATTTGATATTAATGCATCAAGTGTTACATGGTTGAATGGTACAAGAGTACTATTATTAGAAGATGATGGGTCTAGCTTACCTGCGTCTCTATCTAACCCTGTACGGGCATCAATACCATATTTCATAGTACGAGGAACAAATAATAAAACATTCCAACTAGCACTATCTAGCTTAGATGCTCGTAAGGGTAATGTTATTGATATCAGTGATGATGGAACAGGAATATTCAGTGTTGTTGTATATAACGACCTTGGTAAATTACCTGTCAGAGAAATAAACCCATTTAAGAGTAACATATGGATTTCACATGATACTGGTGTTTTAGCCAACATATTTACTGGTGACAAGATGGATACCATCAATAATCAACTAGTATATGACAATGATGGCAATATAATGACTAGTGATAGTTTATTCGTTGATAGAAAGGATAAACAGACACAAATTTCACTATTACTATCTGAACAAAGCAAAAATGAAAAGGAATACATAATTGAAAAAGATGACCAGTTATATATGCGAGGAATGGACTTGTATTTTGATGGCTATGAGCATATTATTCAATTTAATGACTATTCTTCAAACGACACTCTGATATATAATGGATTCTTGGGATTAAATACTCCTAAATTCGCATTAGAGTTCAATAGACAGGATGAATTTACTTTACGACCAAATGTTGGTGGTTCTATGTTATTGGGTTCTGACCAAATTCAAAACATTGAAGGTTCGGTATCTGAAATGCGTAACTATTACAGTGCATATACTTCATTAGAAGGAAATGATGCAACTAAATTAGTACGCTCATCACTTGGTTACCAAAATAATTCTGATTTTATGAACAACATTAATGTTAATCCGAAAACACAGTTTATATTTTGGAGAGGAATGATACAAAATAAAGGAACTAACTTCGCAATTAATGCATTCACTAACCAACCATTATATGATACGGCATATGTCGATGAATTTTGGGCATATAAAGTTGCATGTTTTGGAGATGCAAAAGAAAAGATATACCCAGAATTAAAGTTATTCACACGTGATGTCGTGCGTACCGAAATGAGAATAGAATTTATTGAGCCAGAAGGTGGAACATTAGATCAAACATTTGAAGCAGTAAGATTAACCGATAATACAAGATGGTGGAATCAACCAGACCAATTGGAAAAGATGAGTCCACGTAAGGCATTCTATTTTGATACAACTGTATTAGATATTATCAACAATGTAGAAAATAAAATCATTGAAATCAGTGGGTTAGACATGGTAGAGGTTGATTTCATCAGTGACCATGCCATTATAACACATGAAGATGATGTAACTGGTGAAACTATATACTTGGTTGAAGGTACTGATTATGAGTATATTTCAACGAGATATATTAAATTTACGGTAACAGAAGAAACATCAAATAATATAATACAAATAGACCCAAGAACTCTATTAAATTTAACTGTTAGCTTATTAAGTTATAATTTTGATGCACAGAGTCCTGCAAAACTAATCGATAAGAAAAGTGGACCAGTTGTTAGTAATATTCCTATATGGAATCCAGTACTTGGACAGTATTACCATAATGCATATTCTTTAGTTAGATACCGTGCAGATACTGACCCTGCAAGATATACCACAACCAGTAACTTGGCTTCAAATGGGTTAAGCATTTGGTCTAAATCTCACGTTGGTGAGGTGTGGTTTGATTCTCGCAATGAAGGATATCTTCCATATTATGATAAGACAGTATTTCCTGATATAAATGATAGAATATTTAATTGGGGTAAAGTATCTGAATGGTCAGATATAACACTATATGAGTGGGTTGAGAGTGATGTAACACCAACTGAATACTTAGAGCAATCAATATTAGAAGATGGTGATTTGTCCGTATTAGATGAAAATAGAATAACTGGACAACCAAAAGTTGAATTATATGAAAATAAAGCATTGGATATTAGTGTTGATGCCCCATTGTGGATATTGGTTGAAAATATTCATGAAGAATATATCGCATCATTAGTTGATTTAACAAATACAACAAGCTTAACAACTGATATTGAATTATATGTGAATGGTGTATATAGTAGTTTATTTAACACTACCCCTGAAAAATTCATAGTGTTGGCGAATGGCTACCCATCTGGTACGTATATACATTTGGTTAAGAGAACACCTATACCTACACAGGATGAATTAGATAATAATGTTTATAAATTAGAAACACCATATTCAGAAGTTGCTAGATATAATGCTAAAGCAGAAGCGGATGCATCATTATACTACTTCTGGGTTAGAAACAAAAAAACTGTTCACAAATTAAAAGAACATTCTGCGAATATAACAATATACACGGCAGAACGTGAATTAAATAACATGCCGCATCCTTATATGATATTACAAGGAATCAAAACACCATTTTATGGTTATGGTTTAATATATGGTAATGTATTCGATGGAAATGAATATGATTTACCATATAGATACACGCAAATGGTTGTGAAGAATTTAGAAGGTACAGTTAAGGATGATGACAGATATAGTTTACGTTTTACACGTGACTTCACCCTGCGCGATAGAATGCCAAATAACGATGTTTTCCAAAGTGATTTATCATTAAAGAATTTACACTGGCAGTGGGAATTAATTCGAGAAAGACAACTATATAAAATTAATCGTATGTTGTGGGATAGAATAATAGAATCATTGGTTGGTTTCAAGTATGAAAACAGTACACTTGATGAAAGTGTCATATTACCTACATTTACACGTGTATTATACGATAATATATATGGTACAGACACCAAATACGGGACTGGACCAGAACAAATATTACTTCCAAGTGATATTACTTTGGATACAGTTACAGGTATATTAAACCAAACATCACGTAATTTTAGTCCTGTTGTAATTGATGAGTTTTTACAAAACTATAATTTTAATACAGTTAATGACACTATAGTGACAATGAATTACATATATGATAATTTTTCTATAACGGACGTTAACTATATTTTCTTCCAAATATTGCATGACGTATTCAATGTAAAGGGTGAAGTAACTGATTTTTTAAAAACATCATGGATTGGTGTTGAAATTAGTCAGAACGTTACGCCTAAAATAAATGCAGATTTCGAAGTATTACAATTGGAAGAATCAGTTAAGTGTGGTGTTCCAGAACCTACACCAACGGCAACAGCGATGCCTGTAGTTACCCCTACACCAACACCGTCTGTTACACCGTCTGTTACACCGTCTGTTACACCGTCTGTTACTCCGACAGTAACGCCAACGGCAACAGTTACTCCAACGGTAACACCGTCTCCAAGTGCGTGAACGGTAATGATAAATAATTAAGATTAATATAGGAAACATGATATGACAGAAAAATTACATGATACATCTCTGAGTAATTACTTTTACTCAGAGCAACTTGAACGATACTTTATTCAATTTATGGCAATATTTGTGGGACTGCGTGTAGAATTTGGTAAAAGTGGTGTACCGTCTGATACAAATTTAGTGCGTGTACCGATTAGATATGCATCATCTGATAGAGTAGTTGACCACATAATAAGTGAAAATACACAAAATAAAATGTTGCGATTACCAATGATGTCTGCGCATATGACAGGACTGTTTTTAGCCCCAGAGAGAAGAAAGGGTACAGGTGCTATTCAACGTAATGTTTCACTGCGTCGTGGTGGTGCAATGCCAGATGATTTAATTAATACAGTTAAGCGTACACCAACACCATATCAATTAAATATGGAATTATCGTTATATGTTTCAAATCAAAAACAACATATGCAATTATTGGAACAGGTATTAGTATTATTTGACCCTACGTTACAAATTCAAACATCTGATGATAGTTTAGATTGGACGAAGATAACAGTTGTTGAGTTAATGGATATAGCATTGGAACAGAATCACCCAACTGGAACGACTAAGAGATTAATAACTACTAACTTAGCATTTAAAATGCCGATTTGGTTATCGCAACCTGCTAATCTGAAAACGAATATAGTTAATAAAATCAAGTTAAGACTTGAAGCAATCTCCGGAGCAACTACCGTAGATGATGCAGTATGTGATATGAACCAAAATACAACAACAGATGATTTTTTAATTAATATTGATGACTTGGATATGCCAGAGAATTAATGAATTAAATAATTTATAATACATCCGTTATAAATAATACTATAGAATATAAATAATTTTTTTAAGGAGAAAAAGATGCCATCTTTAGTAAGCCCAGATGTAAGCGTAACAATCATAGACGAATCGTTTTATGTGCCGGGAAATCAGGCAACAGTGCCATTAATATTCATTGCAACCGCAGATGAGAAACTACAACCAGATAATTTAACCCCTGCGTTAGGTACATTTGAATACGGTGTCGTTCGTGAAGTAACGTCAATTGCACAAAGTGTGGAACTTTACGGAGTTCCAAGATTCTTAGAATCAAGTGACGGTAGACAGCATCACGGTGATGCAAGAAATGAGTACGGTTTAGACGCACTAAACAAATTTTTAGAAATTGGTAACCGAGCATATGTTGTTCGTGGTAATGTGAATCTAGCTGATGACTTGCCATCTATTAAAACTCTATGGAGTAGAAAACTTGGTGAAGCTGCTGACTATTTGAACATTTTAGTTGCTGATTATATCGTAGAATATAATAACACAAATAACTTATTCCCATTAAGTGTTGGGTATAAAGCATCAGTTGATGCAGATGAATTAAAAGTTTTAGTTGATGAAGCATTAAGTGATTTACTATTATCTTATTCATTTAGTTCAGATGCATTTGAAAATGCATTCATCATGGATCATTCAGTTGACCATGCAGGATATCAAGATGTATGTTTCGATACATCTGGTGGTTTCTTACAAGGAACAGACTTCACTGGTTTAGAAAACGATGCTACAGTGTATGGTGTGGAAATTGATGTTGTTGATACTGGCGGTGTAAATACAGTAATTGTATCATTCGCAGGTTCAGTAGCACAATCGTTTGATGATTTAATGACGGAAATTCAAGCACAATTATTTGTAGCAACTACTGACCCACTTACAGCAGTTGAATTAATCCAAGGTAAAATCAGAATAACTTCTGGTTTGGACGGTGTTACATCTGCAATAGAAATTGTAAATGATGGACCTTCAGGAACATTACCATTATTCCAAAACGTAGTATTGTTTGAACAATTTGCAGACCCAGTTGCAGGATTAGGTCCAAATTCATTAAATATATATGATGACACATTTACTACAATTCTTGGTGGTTATGACGGTGTTGATGAATTAATCGATACACAATCTACCGGTAGTGAAGTTAGTACTGAATTTACTGCTGATGAAGCAGAAGGTATGTTATTAGCGGCAGGTATGGATTTCGATAATACTGCTGAATTCCAAATCGGAACATCTTTAGGTTCACGTGGTGTACAAACAGCACTTGGTCTACCTACTAGTATGGCAATAAATGCAAATGACGCAGCTAAGAGATTAGAAATTGTAACACAAATGCAAGCAGTTATTAATGACCCTGCAACTAATGTTAGAGGTGAGAACCTAGAATATAACATCGTAATTTGTCCGGGATATTGGGAAACATCTGATGAAATGATTAGACTTTCCGAAGATATATATGAAGAAGTATTTGTTATTGGTGATACACCATTTGATAAAGCTCCAACTGGTCCAAATGGTTTAGTAAATTGGGCAACTTCAACGTCTAAGACATCATCTTATCATCTTGCATATTACTACCCACATGGAATCACATCAAATATTGATGGTGTGAATATCATGACAACAGGTGCATCTACTGCATTAAGAGTATATGCTGTAAATGATAGAGATACAGAAGTTTGGTTTGCTCCAGCAGGTATCCAACGTGGTACAGCACCTCACTTAGTAAGTGTTGGTTATGTTAGTGGTGCATTAGGTGGTCCAACTGATTTTGTTGAAGATTATATCAATAAGGGTACTAGAGATTCACTATATGAATTCCCTAAAAATATTAACCCAATTACATTTTTAACTGGACGTGGTATAATGGTATTAGGACAGAAGACTACATATGGTGCAACATCGGCATTAGATAGAGTTAATGTTTCTAGACTTGTTAAGTTTATCAAACGTTCGTTGCGTAAAGCATTGTTCCCATTCTTATTTGAACCAAACGATTCTATTACACGTGAAAATGTGAAAGCAATGGTTGATTCATTCTTGATTGATTTAATTGACCGTAGAGGTTTATACGATTTTGCAACAGTTTGTGACTTGTCAAATAACACACCAGTGAGAATTGACAGAAATGAATTATGGATTGACGTAGCTATTAAACCAGTTAAAGCGGTAGAATTTATTTATGTTCCGATAAGAGTTGTTACAACTGGTGCTGATATTGGTGGTAGAGATATTGTCGTAGGTGCATAATTGTTTAAATTATTGTAAGTATGAAAAAGGAGCTTGACGCTCCTTTTTTTGTATGTTAAAATAGACGATATGAGTAAATTGAATAAAGATTATGTGATTTGTCATGTGTGTGGCTCACACTATAAGCAAGTCACTGCATCCCATTTAAAAAATAAACATAGTATGACCATGGAAGAATATAATAAAGTATATGATTCCCCTAACTTGGTGTGTGAAGAGGTTTCAAAAAAAAAATCAGCATCTGTAGAAAAATCAAAACGAAACAAATCATATACAGCGTGGAATAAAGGACAACCGCAATCTATTGAACAAAAAGAGAAACAGTCACATATAATGAAAGAGAAGTATCGTGATGGTACATTAGTGCATTGGAATACTGGAAAAACTCATTCAAATGATACTAAGCGCAAAATATCAGAAAAGTTAGTCGGTCATGATTATTTTAATGATGATGCTATTAAAAAAAGAAATAACACCATACAGACTAAAGTAGATAATGGTTGGGTTAGTCCGTTGATGGGTAAACCTATAAGTGATGCACATGCAGAAAAGTCAAGAAACACTTTAAATAATAACGCAAAAGAAAAAAGAAACAAATATCATGCAATTATACTGGATAAATGTAAATCAGATAATTTAATCATAAAATCACATGATTACTACTATTATGAGTTAGAATGTGGTGAATGTGATACTACGTTCCAGAGAACGCGACAAGTTTTTAGAAATAGTAAGAATGGTGGTAAAGAAATATGCCCAACGTGTTACCCACCATCATTTGTGAGTTTAGGTGAAACGGGTTTTATAGAATATGTTAAAAGTATATATGATGGAAAAATAATAAAAAATGATAGAAACATATTAGCAGGTAAAGAAATTGATTGTTTTTTGCCTGAATTAAATATAGGGTTTGAATATTGTGGAATATATTGGCATTCAGAATTATATCATGAAAAGAACCATCTATTAAACAAGCAAAAGTTTGGAACATCGCGTGGTATAAAAATATATACAATATTTGATAATGAATGGATTAATCAGCGTGATATAGTTGAATCTAGAGTTAGTGCGATATTGAATTGTAATGCAAATAGATTATATGCTAGAAAAACTAAAATATCAAAAATATCAGCACGTGAATCTAATATTTTTTTAAACAAACATCATCTACAGGGTTCAGACAAGTCAAGTATACGATATGGTGCATTTAATGACAACATATTAGTGGCAGTTATGACATTTAATAAGGGTGGTTATGTTAAGTTAAAAAATGGTGGATATGAATTAAATCGTTTTTGTGTTAAACAATTCACAAGTGTTGTCGGTATTGCATCTAAACTGTTTAAAACATTTATTAGAGAATATAGTCCAGAACAAGTTGTGTCATATGCAAATAGTCGATGGAGCTACGGTGATGTGTATAAACATTTAGGATTTAAATTTAAAAAGCTATCCCCACCGTGTGCATGGTATACCTCTGATTTTAAATCACTAACTCATCGCGCATCATTTATGCGACATAAAATTAAAGATGTTGACAACTATGATTCCACAATTGATGCAATTCATGCTATTGGGTATTACCGAATTTATGATTGTGGAAATAGTGTATGGGAATATAACAAATGATTATATAGAATTAACGACTTGTTCGTAGTAACTTTCAATACGTTTTTGCATTTTCTGTCTCATGGTTGAATCCAATGCTTTTAATTCATCACCAATTAATTTCCTAGCGATACTTACAAACTCATCTTTACTATTGCCTATCGTTTCTTTCTTTAAATTTTTGATAGCAAGTTCGGTTGTTGATTTTTTGGCTACGTTGTTAGTAATCTCCAACTTTTGTTTAAGTTGACCACTTAGTTTCTTATATTCATCAACACGTTCTTTAATACTGTCCGTAAATTTTTGGTATGTTGCTTCAAATCCTTCGGCAGTATTCCCTTGTTTAGTCTTTTCGTAATCCGTATCATCTGCATCGGCAAAATCTTTTCTCTTGATATATGCATCAATCTGTGCTAGTAGTTTTTTAAATATATTATCATGGTCGGTTATGAATGAATCTATTTCTTTACGTTCAGGTAAATCATACTTAACTTGCACCAGTATCACATACCCACCGGATTGTTTAGATTTAGCCAATTTAATTTTAGTTGTTGCACCTTTTTTTAAAACGATAGTTAGATTTGAAAATTTACTTTTTTTAATTATGCTACCAACATTGATTGCAATTTTACTTGGACTGTAGTCAACATGTCCATTATCAAGATTATCAATTAATGTTTGAAGTACGACGTTACTGTGATTTGTTGATTCTTTTAAGAATTGGATTAATGACATATTTTTCTCTTATTAATATTTGTATAGTATTATTTATTTATCTCACCTTTTTTTTTAGATATTTTTTACGTTCCACATAAATATATGCATAAAGTCAAATAATATATACAAGGAGAAATGTAAATGGCAGTAGTATCAGATTTAGGTGTCGATGGTAATGGCATCTATCAGCCAAAATTAAAGCACAAATGGAGAGTTAATTTTCAAGGCTTAGTGGGTGACCCACAACCATTGAGAGTTCAAGCTGTTACGCTTGATAGACCAAAATTACAATACGAAGAAGTTGTCTTAGATCGTTACAATTCTAAAGCGTATGTGGCAGGTAAAAGTGTGTTCGAACCAATTAATATCACATTGGAAGATGATGTCGGTGGATTGGTTGTGACTTCGATACAAGCACAACAAGAATTGACTCAACAAATTACAGGTGCAGGTTCAGCCCCAAGATTGCCATCAGCATTATCAGGTTCAACGTATAAATTTGCGATGAAAATAGAAATGCTAGACGGTGACGATACCCCATTAGAATGTTGGGTACTTGAAGGTGCATGGATACAAAATGCAGATTATGGTGAATTAGATTTTGCCGCGAGTGAAGCAGTACGAATCACTATGACTGTTAGGTTCGATCATGCTAGACAAGTTATTACAGGTATCAGAGCTAATGCGACAGGTGGTGCAGGTTCTTGCTAAGACAATATTAGTAATGTTAATAAGAAAGACTCCCAGTGAGTCTTTCTTTTTTTTGTAGGTAATGAAAATATGAGAAATTATAAAATAGTTAAAACAATTAAGGACAGTAATGGATATTCGGATTCGGATTTCGTAACTACTATTAATAGTTTAATAAAAAACATAAGCAATTCGACGATATCCAGTAATAATACAAACTTTGATACGACAGTTGGTTCAATAGAAACAAATACCAATGATGAAAACTCTGACATATTGTATGATACAGGTCAAGGTAGAATATCAACTGGGATGAGATCATTACGTTCACTTAGTTTAGTCATATCTGGAAAGGTTGAATCCTCAATTAGACAAACAGTATATCAGATTAAATATTCAACACCTAACATTTTCAAAACAGCAAGTAAAGAATTGTCTCGTGAGATAGTTCTGAAGAATTTATCAATCTTTGATATCATCACCCCATTGGCGGATAGAGAGATAGAATTAGTTGATCTGTTCTTACTTTTGATAGACAATATAGTGGTCGATATCAAACAAGGTAACTTTAGTATAAATAAATATAAACGTGATGTATTGATTAGAATTAAAAAAATCATACAACTTAGTACAAATTTATTTAATAGAGGAAAATTATAATGGGAGCATCATTCTGGAAATTGACGAATGGTATACATGCATCTGCTGATACCGCTGATGACTTTGGGGGCAGTGATGCACCAAAACAAAAGTTTGCATTTACTGTACAATTTGCATTCCGGACAGGACTTGGCATCAAAGGTGCCGAAGCAATGGAAGCAATGGACTTTGGGATAAAAACATCAACTAGACCATCTCCGATAATTTCGTACCATGAAGTTAATTACAATAATTTTAGAACTAAAGTTGCAGTTAAATCGGATACAGGTGCAATTACCATAACATTATATGATGATGTTACTGATAAAGCACATGATATATTCGAACATTATTTAAAGACCGTTAGTCCAGTGGCGAATTTAGATAAAGGGCAAGCGGATATATTGGACAAGTTGGGACAAGGAGAGGGAGCCGCATCATTAGGAGCATTAGAAACTAATAGACATGGGATATTGCGATATATTCGTGTAACACACCATTTCGGTGATAAGAAAACGTATTATAATTATTTAAATCCAAAAATTACTACAATGACATTGGATGATTTAGATATGACTGTTTCAGAAGCACCAACAATCACATTAAACTTTAATTATGATTCTGTACATATTGAGAAAAGTGATGGTTCAAGTATGGGACCATCCGATACTGGAAATATAACATTAACTGAATTTCAACAACCTGTAGACAATATAGCATAAGGGTAAATTAATGACAAGACTACGAAAAACCCATAGAATTAAATGGTCTACAACTAAAAGTAAATACAAACAAGGTTTATTCATTCCGGACAATAAAGGGAAATATATGGGTAATATAAACAATATAAAGTTTCGTTCATCATGGGAATTAAAAGTATTCGAATTTTGTGATGATAATCGCCATATATTAAAATGGTCATCAGAAGAGATTGCAATACCATATCAAAAACCGGTATTCAACAGTAAGCAATTCAAATGGGCAAATTATTACCCAGATGTTTATGTGGAATATTTAAATTCTAGTGGTGGCATAGTTAAAGAAATGATTGAAATTAAACCATTAAAACAAACCCGTCATTCGAAAGCAAGAAAGCAGTCTACCAAAATATATGAGAATGCTACATTTCTGGTAAATCAAATGAAATGGTTGGCTGCTGAGAAATGGTGTCATGCTAGAAACATACGTTTTAAAATAATGACGGAAAATGACATCTAATCAGTATTATTGATAAATACTATAATATAACTAAGAGTTAACAAATATGAAGAAGAAGAAGA